TTTTGAGCCAACGTGGAAAGGCTAGAAGAGATCGTGGTTTGCGAAGGCTCGGAATACTGCCCCCTCTTGAACAACCCTTAACAGAGCAACCCGTCGTGCCAGTGCCAGATGTCCGAGGAGAAGCCAGAGGAGAAAGAAGAATCGAACCACCCATGGAAGGGCGTCAAATGGACGAAGATTCCAAAGATCCACGGGAAGTCCCTGAATCGAAGGTTAGAGAGGCAAAAGAAGAAACTCCTGAAATTCAACCAGAGAATAAAGTGGAACCTACCGCGCCGAAAGAAGAACTAGGTATGCCACAGCCCCCAGAGGGCAAGCCTCCGAAGGTCGAGGATATCGCCGTGGAGGCAAAGGATGTCACATCAAAGCCTCCAGAAGCAGATGCTCCAAAACCGAAGAAGAAGAGGGTCACTTCAAAGAAAGTCGTGAGCGATGTTCCTCCTTCGCCTAAAAAGGCCAAGCCAAAGAAGCCTCAGAAGAAAACCAAGACTCCTCCTGCAAAGAAGAAGGATGATTTCAAAATTCCAACGATGATAAAAGAGGGCACAGATAGAGATGTGGTGGACAGAATAGTCAGATTGGCAGAGGAGGGTAATGAAGAAGCATACAGAACCCTGTTGAACAATTCTGCCGAACTAGAGGATTATTTCCCTGAAGCGCATGAGAAATACGAGGAACTCCGATCAATGCAGAAGTCCTTTATTCTCAAGGATCCATTTGCAAATCCCTTCCACAATCCGAATTTCCTTGATGTTGTCAACATAAAGAGGGAAATGGCCCAACCCATGTCACCAATCATCAAGAGTCATCCGATACAAGAGAGAGTCAAGCCGGATATTGGTTTCGATACTGTTGAGGGAGATGACCTATCTCTCCTTCCAGCCTCGATATTCATGGGGCAAGACAACTCAGTCGGCACGGATGACATGAGTTTGCTGCCGACGGGGTGGAGAAATGAGTGAGGCCGTCGCTGAACTTACGAGCAAAGTCGATTTCGACATGGGAAGGCGAGACTTCAAGTTCTTCTTTGAGGACATATGCGGATTCCAACTAGCGCACTTTCACGACGAGTGGTATGAGACTGCTCAGAACAACAAGAAGATATGCGTCATAGCCAGTCGTGACCACGGCAAGTCCGTTTTCTTCAGATGCTATCTCCTATGGAGGATGGCATACAACCCCGGCACAGAGGTCCTCTTCTTCAGCCACAGCCAGCATCAATCGATAGATCACATGTCAAAGATGGATGAACTCATCATGACCACTCCCGCTCTGGCGCATCTCAAGCCCAAGAGAGGATGGGCGAAGCAGTTGTTCAAGATGTCGAACAAGTCAACCATACGAGCCATGTCCGTCGGTAAGGCCGTTCGTGGGGCTCACCCTGACATAGTTGTCCTCGATGACATACTTTCAAGCGAGGCCCAGACCCAATTGAAGCATATATCCACATGGTTCTATACCGCCCTACTACCTGTTCTGCATCACACTGCCCAACTATGCATCGTAGGCACACCATTCTCATACACGGACCTGTATTCGGAGTTGAAGAAGTTGGAGGGATACGCCGTTAAGGAGTATCCTGCCATCAACGAGGCGACTGGTGAACCGCTGTGGCCTGAGAGGTGGAACATAGACGCCCTCAATCAGAGGAGGAGCGAGATGACATCAATAGCGTTCACCCGCGAGTATCTATGCAAGCCCATTGCAAGCGAGGCGAGTCTCTTCCCAGAGGAGATGCTAGAAGGTGCGAAGGATGATTCTCTGTCTCTATCTTACTATCCTGAACCGGATGGTGAATACAACTACTACATCGGATGGGATCCGGCTATCAGCGCCAATAGAAGTGCTGACTACACATGCATGATGGTCATTGCCATGGATGAGAACAGGAAGAAGCACGTTGTCCATGTTCATCATGAGAAAGGCATGGATTTCAGTTCTCAGATTGACAAGATAATAGAACTCAATGCGAGATTCAATCCAGTCATCATAGAATTGGAGACTAACAACTTCGCTATGGCATTCAATCAAGTTTTGAATGAGATAAGCGATTTGCCGATCAAGCCCTTCAACATGAATAGAATGAAGAAAGAGGCATTGATACACACGCTTCAATTGCACTTTGAGCAGAAGCATCTTCTCATACCATACTCAGATGAAGGATCGACAAAGAGACATATGAACACCCTATTGAATGAACTCTCCATGTTCACCATGCTAGACAATGGGCGGATGGAGAGCCTCGGTGGTCATGACGATATGGTCATGGCATTGTCTCTCGCCGTTCAGGCTACTAAGGAATACAGGGAAAATATAGTCATCCTCGATGGCAGTCTATGGCAAAAAAGGTTGGGGATAGCAGATGCGTGACGTTGAGTATATACACCCGTTGACAGGAGTATCATCGTTGACAGACGCGCTCATCAAGATTGGAACCGACGCCGAGGAGCAGGCATTAGCCGCAGAGCAGGATGCGGCCAAGAAGAAACTTGAGGCCGTTGAGGACAAGAGGCGCAAGATGAAAGAAGAGAATCAACAAGGTAATCCCACTGGAAGGGAGGATGCTGACATAATGGGTATGAATAACCCGATGTCAGATACACCAGAGCAACCCGGAACAGAACTGCCATCCAGTCCAGTTCCCATAACAAGATCATGGTTCATGGATAACTATGGAATGACAGGAAGAGAGGTTGCTGACCTATTGATCAAGGCGAACGACCTCCATACTTTGGACTCTATCCAAGGACTTTTGAAGATGGAAAAGATGGCAATATTGGATTACTTCCCCGGAGTTTCTCCGTCTATGGTCGATGAGTTGCCCATGACCGACTTGGACTATGATGCTCTTAACAAGCACACGAATAGACTTGAGTTGCCATTCAGAAGATTCGTCAAGTCTTGGTCTTCATCAGATGATGAGGGTAAGAAGAATGCTGAGATGGTGTGGAGATCGACGGTTGACAAGACAGAGCGTCTGTCGCAGAGGGAGCAGAACATCCTTACCAAGTGCAAAGATGTCCTCATCGAGAGAGGCGCACTCAATGCTCAGACATTGAAATCATATGGCGTGTCGGCCAGTGCAGCAGAGATATCATCTCTAATCAAGTCACATGGTTTCCTGTATGATATATTAGCAGTGGGCCAATTCAGCAAGTCGGTCGGCAGGGGTTTGTTCTATGATGTCAAGAGATACAACATCATGCTCAAGGATGCAGACAGGTTCCTTGCAGGGTTGATAGAGACGGGGGGAGAGATTAAATTAGATTCTCGACTGAATCCCCGTATTGAAATGAAGTTCCATGCGCCAAATGCACCATGGTACGCAGACGCTCTGAAGTCTGAGTTGGGTGTTGAAAACATCTTTGCAGAAGGCGTGGGAATAATCATAGAAGGAGACTTCGCCGTCAAGAAGGCATTGGACTTGTCGCTTCCATACATGAATAATCACGATGATGCGAATCTTCTATCCAAGGCTTTGGACGGTAATAGAGATGCATTGATTGTGTTTGCACATGAGCGTTCGGACAATCCCAAGCACAAAGCCGATCTCCTGAAATCAAATGACATATCTTACGATCATTATGCTAAGATGAAAGAGGAGGTGATGACTCTTGGTTGACGATAAAAGGATGGCTAAACTTTTCGCCGCTGTTGGTATGGACATGGAGAGGCATAGTACGCCGCTCCCTGCAATGCCCCTTTTCACATCAGGGATACAGGAGCCACCTCTTCTCCAAGGCATAACTATACCCGCGCTATATGCTGCTGCATACGAGTGCATGGTATTGAGGTCCATCCTTCAGCATCTATCCGTCGAGACATTCAGAAAGGGATGGGACTGGAAGCCAAAGTTCGTCGTGAAGTGCAAGGAGTGCGGGCAAAAGCACAACCAAGAGGTCGATGTATGCACTGCTTGTGGTGGTGAGACGAGGAAGGCCGACAAGGGACAGATAGAGTATGCCGAGACGGTTATCGGAGGATTCAACAGGATGACGCAATCATTCATCGATGTCCTTCGTGAGATCGAGATGGACCTCAACATAGTGGATGATGCATACATCATACTGACCAAGGAGTATTTCGTTGACCCTTCGACAAAGCAGCCCATGTTCTTCAGGATAAAGGAGGTATCGAGGGCGGACCCCATATTCATGAGGATACTCGCCGACAAGAGAGGAGTCAGAGGAGGTTCCCAATACACAAGTCTCGTTGACAGGTCATTCAGATCGTCAGACCCTGAGGCCAAGTGTCCCAAGAGCGGGATGCCAGTAGTCCCGATTCATTACATGAA